CCGTTTACCAATAACTCCACCAATACCACCCACGATTAAAAGAACAATATCGTTCAGCATCTTGGTATAGGCTTGGTCAATCGGGGCCATGCTTTTGATTGGCTGAGTCACAAACGTGACAGAATAGAGCAAAGCACCAACAATGAACATGAGAATAAGTGTGACTGCAATCACAACAAACCCCCAAATTCTTACCTCAAATTCTTCAGTTGTTAGGTTTGTTTTCTGGTTGGACATCATTGATTTTTTTCTCCAAGATTGGGGCAACCAAGTATTCAGGGCAAGTCTGAGTGAATTGGCATCTAGGTTTTTGACATTGTTCAGCATGGAAATTGTCTGGGTTTTGGCAAAAATAGCGATATTTCTCATCGCATCCCGATAGCATAAGTGCTATAAAAATCAGAACATATTTCATTTACCAAGTCCAATCTTTCCAAGTAGAAGATTAACAATTCTGTCTGACAGATCATCAGGAAGGAACTTTAGAAAACCTAAGAAATAAAGTGCCACTAACCCGTAAACGAATATCTTGAGGCATAAGTCAAAGGTCTTTTGATACTCATTCACCGACCGCACCTTCTTGTTGCTTCACAGAATGTCATCAACTCATTCACGCCAACAAAGACTAGAAACAAAACAAAGAATATTCCACCTATTGCCAAACCAATCTCTAGTTGTTCTTGCTCTTTCTGTTTAGCTTCTTTTTCTGCCTTCTTTAAAGCACTAATCTCTTTGGCATCTGCCAAGTCCATCTCTGCTTGACGGGCTTTAATCTTGTTCCAAACATCAATCTTGCCTGTCTGCATGAAGAGCATCTTTAACTCTTCCTCAAACGCTCTAGCTTGTTCTAAGGCCATCTCAATCTGCAAAGCCGTACCCATGTTTGAGCCTTTGCCAGACTGCTTGGCTTGAAGCATTGCCTTTGTAGCTACAGACTTAGCGTCAAATAGCTTACCAATCATGGGCGCAAGTGAGCCTAGGTCATTGGCAACATTTGCTGCCTTCTTGACCATCGAGATAGCTGACTGTATGCCAGCTAGAGCCGTTAGAGGATCAATCACTTCTTTCTCTCCCATTTAATGCAAACAACTCTTCGGTTGTAAACATCACCAGTCCAAGTCCATTTAATACATCGGTACTCTATGGTTGCCGCCAAGAGAAAGGCGATCATGGAAATGCCCAAATAACAATATAACTACAATAAATGACAAAACAAACAAGAAAGACTGCCGCAACAAATGCTTCGGCAAAGTCTCTCATTACTCTGCCATAGTAAGTTGTGCATCCCCAACTTCTTTAGCCGCAGCAGGTACTGTAAATGACTGTATAAATGCTGATCTAGTTGGAGCATCCATTAACTTCATCATTGAAGAAACAAAATCATTTGTTCTTCCTTTTGGTATGCCAACACTCATAAACTGAGCCAAAGCACCAGGGTTCATCATCAACTCAGCCATCTGTTTGTTGTAAGCGTCTGCATTACCTCTTTGTAAATAGTCAACAGCCGCCTTCATTACTGTATATGTTCTGTTTAACAGTTGTGGGGCTTCTTTTAGAATTTCAGGGCCACCAATTTCAAGCGCACTAACTTTTCTAGCAAGTTCTTTTGCTTTTGAATCTCGCTTTAGGTCTGCCAATACGTTGTTTACAGAAGCAACTTCTTTCGGAGTCAAAACATCTGACAACTTATCAAACCTTGGAATACCAGTAGATTTTTTAATTGTTCCCGCAGCGTTCTCAACAGCGGTAGCAAACTCACCAGCAGATTCTTTACCTAAAGGTGTATTTAAACTCTTAGACAAGTAGTCTCCAACTTCCATGCGATTAAGTTTCTTGCTGTAAGCAGCATAAGAAGTAAGATATTTACTCCACAATCCATCAGATGACTTATTCAATGACGCATCAATAAATTGTTTTGCACTGCCCAAGGCTTTAGCCGCTTGTTGAGGAATTCCACCAGAAGCATATTGCTCACCAAGATTAAGCATTTTTGCCACATCTTGATTGGATATTTTTCTAATGTTTTCATATACATCACGGCTATTTAACAAGCCATTTTCATCAGCCTTAGAAACAACTTTATCCCTAATACCTTGCAAAACAGCTTTGCTTTGGTCAGATACAGTTCCACGAATGGCTTTATCTAGTTGTTCTGTTAAATCGGATGCACGTAATGGAAAGAATCCATTTTGTTCTAAGCTATTAAGTTGGAATTGTTTTAATTGAGCTTCACCACGCAACGTACCTGCAAGTTCTTTGTATGCTTTTGCACGACCTGCCGCTTCTGACGCAATATCACCCGCAGACAACCAACCAGGCCGTCCTTTTTCCGCTAGAGATTTTTGAATTGTTGCGGCTAAACCTGTCATACCAGATGTTTGTTCAGCAGCCGCCAAGCTATTAAACTTATCTGAAATCTCTTTTTCTAACTTGGTAAAGATAGGCCCTGCAAGATTGGTTTGTTCTAATGCTGCCTCACGCATTGGCGTTGTTACTTCTTCTCTCTTTGCAATTACAGCAGCTCTCTGAGCCTCTGTGCCAGCAACAGATTGAATTTCTCTTGCCCTAGCCGCTTGTTGTTCTACCAAACGCTCTTGAAACTGACCTGCTACTTTTGCTTTACTAGCAAGTTTACTTTGTGCCGCCGCAAGTTCAACTGCTGAAGGAATATCAGAAATTGCTTGTGCCACAGTTGGTCGAGAACCACTTACTAATTCTTTAGCATCACGCAATGCTTCAATTACTTTTGTTCTATCAGGCCCAGCAAGTTCATTCAACTGTTTTTGCATGAACTCTTGACGACCAGTAGGAGTTAGACCTTTAAGTGTGTTTAAAAGACCTCCAACAGCCTTTACACCACCTTCAACAACAGGGCCAAGAACAAAACCCGTAGCCATTTGCTCTAATTTACGCTCAGCAAACTGTTCTACAGGAGCATTTACTGGTTGCAAAGCACTTAAAGCCGCACCAGTGCTTCCAGATCGGGCTATGTTAGCCATTAAACCCGCACCTTGAAGTGGTGCTTGTGTAACACCAACTAAACGATTTACAGGGCTTATAACATTACCAAGCGTCTGGTATGGGTCAAAACCACTACTACCAACTCTTGCACGACCTTCAGTGGTTGCTTGCTCAACATCACTAACAAGTTGGGTTGCGCCTCGCTTAATATCTTGACCAAACAAACCCGTACTTGCTAACAACTGATTAACAGCCAACGCAGGGTCTACTACCGCACCCTTGATTGTTCTGGCGATAGGACTACCAGCACCAAACATCAACTCCAAGTTTGATACGGGTGTTGTTTTAATACCAAGTTGTGTATAAAAAGTGTCTTTTGGTATGTCTGAATAAAATTTTGAATGAAAAGCATCAGCCAACTGAGTATCAGTCATGTCTGAATACTGAGGGTATTCTTTACGAATTTCAGCAATCGTAGCCATAAAAACTCCTTAACGAATACGCAATGGGTCAGACTTATTTTTTGCAGGTTGAGCAGCTTCACCTTTAAGGTAACGCCTTGATAGATTATCTAAGATTGCTAAGTTTGCCTCTTTTGTCATACCTTCGCTACCTAAAGAATCCAAATATGTTTTCAATTCAACATTGGAGTTAAGTTGTTGAGCACTCATGCCTGTAGCTTCTTTTACAGCATTTAGCAATTGCAATCGGATGCTTTTTAGTTCATCACGTTTTGCTTGTTCTTTTGTACCAAATACACGACCACCCATTTGACCAACAGTTCCTGTTTGCAAAGATGTAACTAAGTTTGCAAGAGGGCCTTTTGATGTGCTTGTTATTCCACCCATTTTGGCTAAATCTTTGACCAAGGTTTCTGCTGTAGAAATTGTATCTCCTAAAGCCAGTTGGCCTTCTTGTACCTTTTCTGCTTTCTCTTGAGCCTTAAGAACTGCCGAACTTGGGCCTTTAAGAGATGCCATCAATTGAGCAAGTTCTTTTCTAGATTCAATTCGCAATTGCTCTTTTTCTAAATCAGTTTTTGCTTGTCTTAAATCAGACTCTAATTTAGCTTCAATTTTTTCACGTCCTAATTGAAGAGTAGTTTCTCTTTGAGCCGCTAAGTCTGCTGATCTTTGCAAAACAGCCATTACTTTATCTGGTGGGCCATACTTTGTAACAACAGACAAGATTTGTTCTTGTGTAGCATTAGGGCCAAGTTTAGACAACTCATCACGAAGTTGCTCTTCTTGTTTAATAGACAATTGAGTCTTGGCTGTTGTTGCCAAAGATGATTGTTCTGCGGCTCTTCTCTGTTGCACCAAAGCCATCTCACTTTGTGCTTGACGAGCATATTGAGCCAAAGCCATAGCACCTTGTTGGTCGCCAGCTTGTGCCAACATCTGAGCGCCTTGCAAAATTGACTCAGGATTAGTCTGATCTATTTGTTGGGCAATAGCATTTCTAGTGCTAATTATCTTTAACTGAGGGTCTTCAGCACCAAGCATTCCACCAACGCCACGACCAATACCAGCCGCACCCGCATAGGTCATAGCCGCACCACGAGCCTCAGGAGACAACTGAGCCAACTCAACACCACGCCTTAAATCAGAGGTTTGCTGTTGTTGACCATACATTTCGGGAGTCATCCCAAATAAACTAGGAATAATATCTGCCATGATGTTTCCTTATACAAATGTAGACATTAGGTCTTGATTGCCATAATAGCCACCAGTACCAAATGATGTTGCGGGTGCGCTCATGGCTGTAACGGGTGGCACTTGATAACCAGTAATGTAATCTGCTAAACCTCGGCCTAACAAAGAATTTTGACTTCCAAGTCCACCCAATACTGTTGAGTATGGATTTGTTGTTGCGGCTTGTCCTGTTGCCAATGCTACGCTTTGACCCGCACCTCTTAAACCTAATTCTCCCATTCTTGCGCCCGCTAAAGATGCTTCTTTGCCAAGTTGTGCGCCCATTGTGAAGGGTTGCTGACCAAGTGCTTCTAAGTTCTGAACTTGTCCCATTGCGGCAGTATAAGGAGCATAAGCCGCCTGTTGACCACCATAATACTGACCCATTGTTTGAGCGCCTGTGCCAAGCAATCCCGCACCAAATGCAACTTGTTGTTGACCAGCTTGTTGAGCATTAGCAGCCAATTGAGCTTCTTGTTGAGCACGAGCATTGAATAGAGCTTGCAATTCAGGAGTTGTAGCACCCAAATTACCACCCTGAGCAACAGAAAGACCGCCACGACCTTGTTGTTGCAATCTGTTTTGCAGGTTAGCAAGTTCAAGTTCACGACTAGGTTGCAACAATCCCAACTGTTGATTGATGTATCGTTGAGCAACTTCTTCAGGAGTTTGAGCTAAGTATTTATTTCCAAGAGCAAATAAACTTTGAGCGCCTGTTTCAAGAGGGGCAAATGCTTTTTGTGCGCCTTCAGCTTGAGTTAATCCTGCATTAGACAACGCCATGAATCTATCTTGCTGTTTAAGCATTTCTGGAGTTAACTGATAATCTGCACCCGTCAATTGACCAGTTACGGGATCAAATGAAAAATTAGAAGTACCAAAACGAGATGTCATTCCAATAGGACGGAACTGAGCCGCTTGTCTTGCTGCAGCAGTTTCCTTCTCAATCGTTGCTTGCGCGGCTTGTGCTGCTTCTCTTGAAGTCTGTTGTTGCAATAAGCCACCAGCAGTTGTAAGACCACCAGATACTAAATTTGAAAGGTTTGTATTTCCACCAAGCAGTGAATTGGCCGCCGCACCACCTAATGTTGACAATGCACCTCTTGTTAATGCACCACCAAGAGTATTAGCGGCAGGCAAGGCGCTACTTAAAAGACCACTAGATGTAGCGGCAGCAGGAGTAACAGTAGAACCAAGCAATCCAGCTCCTGCACCCGCTGTACCTGCCGCTGCCGCAAACTCTGATGCTGAAAGACCTAATGCTGACGCTTCTGCTGCTGTTAGACCTGCTGCGGTTGTTCCTCCTAAACCACCTAACAAGTTTGCGGCATCTAAACCAAGGTAAGCACCGCCAAGAATTAAGGCGGGTTTTACCCAACTAGGCACATCAGAACTAGATGCTCCTGTTGTATAGAAAAGAGGGTTTCCTTGTGCATCAAACTCTACTCGATAGCCAGTATTGCCTTTACCCGCAAACGTGCCACCAAAAGCATTGCCAGTTTGACGTTCACCATAGGTACTAGGAACTTCTTGACCAGTTTCTTTATTGCCATACGTTGATACAAGAGATTCAACACCATTCTCATCAACAACTGTCTTTTGTATCTGTCCAAATTGGCTAACGTCAGTAATGCCAATCTGGTCTAAGATTTTTGCCATATCAGCAGCATTTTTTTCTGCTGATCCAAAACCCTCGCCTGTCCACTTATTAGTAGTTCCTTGGCTAAGAATTTGTTGCGTAAGAAACGCTATATTAGATGCGGACATAATTGTTCCTTAAAAATCATTAGTTCTTGTTGACGGGAATGTTCTGACATCACCAGGCCAAATAATTCTTACAGCACCACCGCCACCATTACCACCGAGTCCAGTGCTTCCATAGTAAGCAGAGCTACCACCGCCACCATAAGCGCCACCAACACCGCCTTCAATGGTAGGATTTCTAAAGCTAGTTGTACCAGTTGCTCCACCTGAACCTCCAACACCACCACAACTTGATACTGTGCCACCAGCGCCATTAGAGCCTTGGCCTAACAAGCCTACACCGCCTCCACCACCACTGAGATTAAATCCCGTAGAGCCGCTTCCTGCATATCCACCGCCACCACCACCGCCGGCTCCAGCAGTTCCATTTGTGCCTACACCAGTAGGAAATTGCCAATTAGCGCCTACGCCACCATTCCCTGCATAACCACCCGCGCCACCACCGCCAGCACCATTTCCATTGCCACCATTTCCACCGCCAGTACCAGTGTAAGAACCGCCAGTGGATGAATGAGTCGTAGAGTCTGAGGCGCTTCCACCATATCCTGCGACCAATGAAGTGCTTGAGAAATAGCTTGTGCCACCAGCAGTTCCATTTGATCCACTGCCATCTCCACCAACACCACCAGCACCAACAACAACAGTAAAAGTAGCGCCTGGTGTTACTGTGTAGTTATTGATGTAACCAAGGCCACCACCCGCGCCAGAACCATATAACCCACTACCAGTAGAGCCAGCCGCACCACTTCCACCGCCAACGCAAACAACGCTAATGCTTGTAACGTCATAAGGAACAGTAAACGTGTAAGTTCCGGCAGTTGTATATGCCTGTTGACCACCGCCACCAGCAGTTTGAAAGGAATTAAGTGCGGCAAACATTATGGTGTGTATCCTTTAGAGATAGAGCCATACCAGTTAGTTCCATCAGCAATAAAACTCAGAATGTCCATAGCTCCGGCAGTTGCCGTAATTGTTGGCGCACCCGCAGCATTAAATTTAACGCCAGTAAATGTTGCTGTGCCGTTTCCAGTGGTAGCCGCTTGTTTCAACAAAAGAACAAATGACTTACCCGCAGTTGCTGTTGGCATAGTAAATGTGCAAGCAGTTGAAGCAGTCAATGTGGCTGTCAAAACAGTACCACTTGTTATTGCCAAAGTGTTAGAAGTTGTTACTGTTCCAATTGCAACAACACCTTCTATGTAAGCATTGACAGTTACGTTAGTCAATGTTTTATCAGGCAAAGTTGTTGTACTGGTATCCAACTTTGTTGCAATTGCAGTTGAGATATTGTTGAACTCAGTATCAATCTCAGTACCTTTAACAATCTTTGATGGATTGCCAGAAGTAAGATTATCTTTTGATGCAAAGTTAGTGCTTTTTGTGTAATCGCTCATGCTATCTTCCCGTTCTTAGCTTGAATTTCAATTTTCTGAATCGACAGTTCTGCGCCATATATGTTTGACTCATAACCAGTTTGTACAACCTTACCAGTACCAGTTGCGGAAACAGACAATGTATTGAGCGCAATACCATTAGAGTAGTAAGCTACTGTTGTAGCATTTGCTCCATATTCAGCAATGTTGTATTCAGCAATACCTTGTGTTGGGATAGATCTATTAACACTTAAGTAATTATTTCTAAAATCAAATCCCCACTTAAAAGTAACAGTTTGATTTGTGCCACCAATAATGACAATAGAAATCTTCTTCAGAATTGACGTTTGATTTGGATTTCCAAGGTCTGCTTGGTTTGTGTAGTACAACATCCGATACGATGATTCATAGTCTTGATAGCCACCATACAAGCCAATAT